CTACTATTATAAATGATGAAGATTTTGGAGTGAGGAAAAAAATAGAAAAATGGATGAATTTACTCTCAAACCCCGAACTAAATACTAGAAGTGGAGACATAACTAAGGTAGGTGTAAAAAGAGAAGGTGAAAATGCCGGTTATAAACAAGATATAAGTGTTACTCAATTTGGTAAAGACGCTAGCAGTTTAGAAACGTATAAGTTTATAGGAGCATTTCCAACTGACTTATCCGCGATCACTCTTGATTGGGCAGCTGGAACTATCGAAACTTATAGTTGCACTTGGAGTTATGATAGGTGGGAGAATTAAAATTATATGAAAAATTACAATAGGAGAATAAATTATGGCTTTTGAAATATTTGGTTTCAAAATTGAAAGAAAGAATCAAGGAGCACCAAACGCAAATGTTCCAGCATTTACTATGCCGGAAAATGACGATGGTTCTATGATGGTATCTGGAGCTGGTGCTTACGGTACTTCTCTGGATTTAGATGGTCAGTATAAAAGTGAAATTGAACTGATTCTAAAATATCGTGAAATGGCTCAAACTTCTGATTGTGAAATAGCGATAGACAATATTATCAATGAATCAATTGTAATAGATGATACACGAAATCCTGTTGATATTATCCTTGACAGAACAAATTTATCCGTTGGAATCAAGAAAAAAATAACCGATGAATTCCATACAGTATTGGATTTATTGAATTTTAATAATTTTGGTTACGATATTTTTCGCAGGTGGTATGTAGAAGGTAAGTTATACTATCATATTATGATTGATGAGAACAATCCAAATCTTGGAATTGTTGAACTTCGTAGTTTAGATGCTACAAAAATTAAAAAAGTAAAACAGATAAATCAAAAAGATACTGCTGACCCAAAGAAAAAAGAAGTAAGTGTCAATTCAATGTTCAACTACAATGAATCTGGATTGGGAAATAGAACATCCGATGGTGTATTAATTTCGGGTGATAGTATCGCATACTCTACTTCTGGTTTACTTAATCCTACAAAAACTGGTGTATTATCTTATCTCCACAAAGCAATCAAACCACTCAATCAACTCCGAATGGTAGAAGACGCTATTGTCATCTATCGTATCTCAAGAGCACCTGAACGAAGGATTTTCTATATTGATGTTGGTAATCTACCTAAATTAAAAGCAGAACAATATATTCGTGACATTATGACACGATATAAAAACAAACTGGTTTATGATTCGACTACTGGTGAAGTCAAAGACGACAGACGACATCAATCAATGTTGGAAGATTATTGGTTGCCTCGTAGAGAAGGTGGTAGAGGAACAGAAATTACTACTCTTCCAGGCGGAGAAAATTTAGGTCAATTGGAAGATGTGGAATACTTTCAAAAGAAAATGTACAAGGCAATGCACGTTCCTGTATCTCGACTAGAGGCTGACTCTGGTTTCTCTTTGGGGAGAGAAAGCGAGATTACTAGGGACGAGCTTCTTTTCAGTAAGTTTATTGGTAAATTACAAACAAGATTTGCAATGCTTTTTGGTGAAATACTAGAAAAACAATTAATTTTGAAAAATATAATTACTTCTGAAGAATGGTCTCAAATAAGAGACAGAGTTCATTATAAGTTTGAAAAAGATCATTACTATACAGAATTCAAACAACAAGAAACATTGACTCAAAGAGTTGATCTTGCCAGAAACATGGAAGAATATGTTGGTAATTATTATTCCAGAGAATTTTTTAGGAAAAATATTCTCAGACAGTCAGAAGAAGAAATAAGAGACCAAGATACTCAGATAGAAAAAGAGAAAAAAGAAGGTGAATTTGATGGTGATATGACCGTTGATGAATTTTAGTGAGTCAACAATGTTTATAAATATTAATAGATAATTTTTTGGAGATAAAAATGGCAGAACAACCAGTACAAAGAGAATTTAAAGCTGTAGACATTGTGGATTTTGCAATGAGTGCACAACCAATAAAAGTAAACGATGCTTTCGATTCCATAATAGCGGACAAAGTAATAAGTTCTTTGGCGACGAGAAAGCAAGAAGTTTCTGCTAGTATGTTCAAAGATAAACAAGAAATTCCTGTTGAGGTAGAGGTAACAACTGAACCTGAAACAGAAGCACAACCCACGGAGGCATAATGGCATTTGCAACAAGAACACTCATAGATACAGGATCAACGGCCACTGGTAGTGGGAAAATAGTAATTATGTGTGATTTTAATAATCACGATGGAACTGGATTAATACTAGATGGAAGTGGAATTGGTGGTTTTGCTGCTAATGCTAATGTTAGTATTCGTAGGATAAGATGGGGATTAACAAGTGGAGATATCAGTGAAGATGGAAGTGGTTCTGTATTGATTACGTTTGAAGTTCCAAGTGGTACGGATATATCTGCAATCAGACTTGCAGGTGGTGGATACTATGACGGGCCAGGAATTAATGGAAGTCACGCCGGTACTGGTGTTACATCTGCAGACGTTAATGCAGTCGCGGTTCATGCAACTGGATTTGCTATGATTGAATTTTCTAAAACTTCTGGATTTACAGCCTAATGAAATCGTTTAGAGAGTTACAAACCGAATTGGTATCGTTGAAAGAAGATGGTCATACTGATGTTGCAAGTGCAGTTAGACAATGTAAAATTGTTATAGAAGACGCAGCTCAAATATTGAAAAAACTACAGAGTATGGATTCAGAAGAATCTTTACCTACTTGGTGGTCTAATAAGATTGCGATAGCATCGAATAGTTTCAATAAAATGAGAGACTATCTATTAGTTCCAAGCACAGAGTCAGTCAATGTTAAGGAAGATGTTATTGACCAGTTAAGAAGTATAGTAAAAAAGAAAAAAGAATCGGATATAACTTTCAAATCTGGAACATCTGTACCAATTGATGCGGATTCAGCAAAAACTATTTTGAAGACATTTGATTCACTAAATAGTAGTAATAAGAAAAAAACACAAGACAGCATGAACAAAGATACAAAATCATTCATGAAAGTCTTAGATTTTGCATTTAATAACAAAGGGTAGACAAAATGAAACTAATTTGCGAATTACAAGAAGCCGTAGATTATGAACTAGTTGAAGCAAGTAACGATAAACCGAAGCAGTACTATATCGAAGGTATTTTCATGCAGTCGGAAACGAAGAATAAAAACGGCAGAATATATCCTTTGGAAGTTCTTGAAAAAGAAGTAAAACGTTATGTGAAAGAATATGTTGAACCAAAACGTGCATTTGGAGAGTTAGGTCACCCTGACGGACCAACTGTTAATTTGGATCGTGCTTCTCATATGATTACTTCTCTGGTAAAAGAAGGGTCTAATTTCGTTGGTCGAGCAAAGATACTTGATACACCAAACGGAAAGATTGTAAAGAGTTTTATTGATGAAGGTGCAAGGTTAGGTGTTTCCTCAAGGGGAATGGGAACTTTGAAATCAGAATCAAAAGACAAGGCACAAGTCGTTCAAAACGATTTTTTTCTTGCAACTGCAGCAGACATTGTTGCTGATCCATCCGCTCCTAATGCTTTCGTTGAAGGTATTATGGAAGGTAAAGAATGGGTTTGGGATAATGGATTACTCAGAGAACAAGATATAGAAAGAGCAAAGAAAAATATTGAAGCAGCTCCTTCAAAGCAACTTGAAGAAATTAAGTTGAGAGAATTCACCAAATTAATGTCTAATTTATGATTATTATAAATATTAACTAGAACCAATTACTATAAATTTTTAGGAGTTTCAAATGAGTAACGAAGAAATTACAAACCAAGATGAAGTTCTGGAAGAAGTAGAACAACAGGATGAACTTGTTGAGACTCCAGAAATACAAGGGGAAGCAGTGCAAGAAGAAGAAATAGTTGAAGAAAAAATAGAAGAAGTTAAAATGCCTTCTACTAAATCGGGAATGATTAAAGCTCTTTTTGATGCTGTTAATGGTATGAAAAAAGAAGAAGTTACCGCTAAATGGAAATCTTTAATGGATGTTGCTGAAGCAGAAGACTTAGGTGGACCAACACCAACCGATTCTGATAACGAAAAAGATGAAGTCGGCAAAAAGAAAAAGAAGATGAAAGCATCTGACCTTCCAGAAATCAATGTTAAAGAAGACATTGAAGCATTGGTTCAAGGTGAAGAACTTTCCGAAGAATTCAAAACTAAAGCTTCTACGATTTTTGAAGCAGCTGTTTATCAAAAAGTTATGGAACTTTCTACACAAAAGACTGAAGAACTGGAAGAAGAATATACCAAGAATCTTCAAGAAGAAATCATTACTTTTAGAGATGAATTGACAGAAAAAGTTGACGGATACTTGAACTATGTTGTTGAAGAATGGATGAAAGAAAACGAACTTTCCCTCGACAGTTCACTTAGAAGTGAAATTACAGAAGAGTTCATTGGTGGATTGAAAGGTCTATTCCAAGAACATTACATCGAAGTTCCAGAAGAAAAAGTAGACATGGTTGAAAACTTATTTGATCGCGTTGAGGAATTAGAAACTAAATTAAATGGCAAAATCGAAGAGAACGTTAAAGTTACAAACGAACTTAACGAATATCGCAAAAATAAGATTGTCGAAGAAGTTAGCAATGACCTTGCTGATACACAATCCGAAAAATTGAAGACACTTACAGAAGGTGTTTCAATGGAAGAAGGCGATGTCGAAGATTTTGAAAGTAAAGTAAAACAGATTAAGGAAAGTTATTT